AACAAACTGAGTAACATGTACATCATCATATTCGAGTCCATAATCTAAACCTTCATCAGCTGTGTTAATAACAGGTGCACCGTTTTCATCCCATAATTGACAATGTTCACGAACAATAAAGGAAGGTCGGATATTAATCTGAAAAAGCCACGTTTGAAGCACATCAATTTCGAAATAGACATAAGTTACACTTCTATTTTTTCGCTCCAATTTTGTGATGAACGCATAAAACCACTTATTACTATAGCCTGTATTACGGAATCTCATGTAACTAGCATCACGCAAACTATCAATAGAAGCATCAACTGAAACATAAGCTTTTCCGTTATTTTCGATAAAAGTTGCTTCAATCATTTTATGAACGAGTGAACGTGAATTAAAATATGTTAATTGTTCAGTTTCATCATCGAACCATCTTGTATGTTTGTAATCATTTGAGAAGGGAACCCCCTTTAAAAAATCTACATTACTACCCGAAATAGGAATAACTGCCATTGTTACTCACCTCACTTTCCCTTAATCTTTAAAAATTAATATTATAGGATTTGACCCGTTTTGATAAACATTTACAATCCAACCGTTTTTAAGTTGTAAAAGGTTTGGAGTTTGCCATGTTCCCGCGTCCGAGCCTAAAATAAGTTGTTTTTTCTCTGTTCCTGTTTCACCATAATAAATTGTTATAATTTCATTTGGTTCACATTCCCCAAAAATCAAAACTTTATCTTCATATCTTTGAAATTCAGCTGTTAAATTAAGCACTTGTTACAGTCACTTCAGCAGTATCAGATAGGTTTTCAGAACCTACAACCGCTTTATATGTAACAGTTAATTTTGTTCCTACTGGTTCAGTAGCATCAACTGTTAATAGACCAGTACTAGAAATTGTTGTACCTGCTTTTGTTTTTCCAGTTACTTCATAAGTTTGTGAAGTTGCTGTTCCATCTTCCACAGTACCAGTAAATTGTTGTGTAGCACCTTGTTTTACATCAACTGTTTTTGGTGAAATCTTAGCAATCGGAACAATAATAACAGGCTCATCAGCTGTAGAGAATACAACAGCATTTTCTAGAGTAGAACAAGAATGTAACTGCCAAATATGCAAGAAGTATGTCCAATACAAACCTTTTGGATTGTAAATATTTGTCATTTCGATATTTGTGTCATATGACATGAACCAATCTTCATCGACTAGAACAGCTTTAATTTCTTTGTTTTCGAATTCATCAATTACAGTTACTTTAGATAAGAAGTCTGTGCGTGACATATTGAAAGCAACCGCTAATACATCAACATCAATTTCCGCTTCTGTGTCAGCATCAATAAATAAATGTAAGCCTTCTAATTCAGAACGAGTGTGTACACCAGTATGATTGTATTTACGTGAACCCATACCAAGAGATAATTTTTTCACCATTGCACGAATCTTTTTAACAAATTGTTTCGTAGCGTCAGGAGTAGTTGGGTCTGTAACCTTCACATGATGGAAGTAACCTTTTACATAATAATCATCAATCAGTTTACGCATGTATAAGTATTCATCTAATTCTTGTGAATTATATAAAGCTTCAAAAATACCAGAAATGAAGTTATCTAAATTTTGATAGCTTGTAAATGCCGCTTTTAATTCTTGTTGAGAAATTGTTTGCTCATAGAAATCTTGGCGGTTACGTTGATGGAAGAATACTTTCACATCAGGAATTTCACGTTTGAATAATGTTGTTTCAGCATCTTTAGGATCAAAGCGTTTTGCTTTTGTGATATCTGTATATACCTCTTCAATTGTATAACCCATTGGCATCATGCCTTTTTTAAATTTACCTAATGGATTTTTAAGAGATTTGTGTTTAATTACAACTAGTCCGATTCTATCAATCAATTGATTTAAGAAATCGTTTTTGTGTTGTAATAGTGAGTTAATACCGATACCAACTTCACCGATATTACGGTCATCAGCCGTTGGAACAGCAAGCGCATATGCTCCACCTAATTCAGCACGAATTGCATTTAATAGTTCGGCTGTGTTGCTGATATTTACTTCTGCTGTAGAAAGCGTACTATAAATATCTGACATTTTAATTGTAGCCATTTCTTTTCCTTCTTTCTCTTTTGTATTTTCTTGATGTTATTGTGGGTTATTTACCACTTAACAAATCTGAAAGAGTAACGTTTTTCTTTAACTCTTCCTTTTTCTTTTCTTGGAATCCCTCAAAATCTCTTTCTTGAGCTGATAGTTTATTAAAGTAATTTACATTTGCTTCAATTAAGCTATCATTTTTCTTTTTGAGTTTTTCCATGTTAGACTGAATTTCTGTAGATGTTTTCTCGAATGAAGCTCTATCTTCACGTAAAGATAACACGATTTCGGCTTTACGTGATTCTTC